TGAACAACAAATATCTAAAACTGAAGAATAATATGGAAAATAAATTATCATTATCAATTATACTACCAATAAAATCATCTAAATCCAGAGATTTTACAGAATATTTTGAAAAAGCTATAACATCAATAAAAAACCAAACGGTTAGTATTGAGGAATTGGTTATTGTTCACACATCAGAAGAATCTTTAATCTCATTTTTAAGTGATTATGATTTTGGAACACTAAACGTTGTTAAATTATTGTGGGATAAAGAACCCAGTTACGCAGAACAAGTTAACTATGGTATTAAGAATGCAAAAGGAGAATGGGTGTCGTTATTTGAATTTGATGATGAATATTCTTCGATATGGTTTAAAAATGTAAAAACTTATATTGAGTCATACCCTGAAACTCAAGTATTTTTACCTGTTGTTGTTGAAACTGATGAAAAAGGAACATTTGCGGGATTTACAAATGAAGCAACTTTTGCAGCAAATTTTAGTCAAGAAATGGGAACATTAACCAATGAAACTTTACAAGATTATCAAAATTTCCAAACCGCAGGTTCTGTAATTAAAAAACAAGTTATTGGAGATTTCGGAGGATTCAAATCATCAATTAAATTAACTTTTGTTTATGAATTTTTATTAAGATTAACTTATAATTCAGTTTCAATTAAGACAATCCCTAAACTTGGATATAAACATACGAATATGAGAGAAGGATCAATATTTTGGAACTATAAATATGGTGAGAATAAAATGCTGGAAGATGAAGTTAAATTTTGGGTCCAAACCGCTAAAAAAGAATTCTTTTTTGTTGACGATAGAGGCATAAAATACCAATCAGAAAATGGATAATGCAAGATACTTTATCAGCAATTACCGAAAATTCTTTATCAAAAAAAAGAGGTAGAAAAACAGTAAATGTAAATTATTTTGATGTTAAAGAGGAAGAAGCGGTTAAAGAGTTTTTATTAGCTAAAACTTCGGAAGAAAAAAATAAAATATACAACGAAGTTTTAAGAGGTCCTTTAGATAAAATGATATCTTCAATCATAAGAAGATATAAGTTATATCGTAAAGATATGGATTTTAACGAAATTAATTGTGATACACATTCATTCTTAATGACAAAGGTGGATAAATTTAAACCATCAAAAGAGAAAAAAGCGTATTCATATTTCGGAACTATATGTAAAAATTATTTGATGGGTCAAATAATGAAAGATCAAAGAGATTTTAATCGTAAAATCTCTTATGAAGACGTTTCTGGAAGTATTGAAGAAAGACCTGAAATGTCATATAGAATTGATGAAGACCATATAGATATTAGCGTAGTTATTGTTGATTATTTGAAAGAATTACGATACTTTATTGATAAAGAAGATTTAAACGAAAATGAAAAGAAATTAGGATATGCGTTGATTGACTTGTTTAGTAATTATGATAATATATTTTCAAGTGCGGATAACAATAAGTTTAATAAAAACATAATTTTATTATCTTTAAGAGAAATGACAAACCTTAGTACTAAGGAAATTAGAAACTCCATGAAAAGATTTAAAAAACTATATGTTTTAATTCAAAATAAAATGAAATCCGATTAAACAATATTTATAATTATGCCAAGACCACAAAGAAAAGAAATAAACTTTACTAAAGATTCTATTTTAGCGTTAATGCAAGAAATCTATAATGAACTTGTAGAACAAAGACAAACTGCAATAAGAATTCAAAATAAAATGTTATCGATGCTCAAGGATCCAAATGATATGACTAAAATTGGACCTGTAATTGAAAAACAACAAAAAATTGTAAATGATTGCGTTGAAAAAAAAATTAGTTTATCAAAATTACAATCAAGTATTTGGGAAAAATCTAATAGTAATAATGAAGAATCATTTTCTCTTGCAGATTTAGATGATGACCTTATTCAAAATTTAATTGAAAAAGATATCACTAACGATGAAGAAACCTATAAAATGAAATAATTTTAATGTCAGATTTAAATAATGATTTTAATACAGCAAAAAACAAAATAAAGGCATTAAAGTCTTATTTAGAGATATCGGCCGCGGCTAAAGCACTAACAAAGTCAGGTGGTAATTCTTTATCACAATCAAATAATGAATTACTTTCCTCTTTAGAAAATATTACAAAGGATCAGAAAAGATACACTAGAAATCAACCAACATCTTCAGATCGACTTTTAGAGTTAATAAATCTTGTTAATGGTAGTGGTTTAAGTACGACTAAATATCTAAAAAGAAAACTTTTAGGTGTTGTTGTAAAAATAGAACCTGAAGTTAGAGAAATTATAATCAAAGGAGCAATAAAGGCTTTGGGTTGTTCGCAAGAACAAACATTTATTGGTAATGATGAAACAACTTTAGCGTTACAGTTAAATCAATTATCTACTCTCCCTGTTGGTCAAGGAATTTATGTCCCATTACAATCTTTAGATTTGGCGTCATTATTAAAGACCCCGGTAGATAGTAAATTAGGTCAAATATCTTTCGAGAAAAAAGAACCTTCCGTTACTCCGGGAGTTTTTAAACCTTATGCTGGTCCACTACCATTTCCAATGAATAAGGAGTTAAATCTAAGATTAAATACCTCACGGTCCTTCTTCCAAGATAATGGAAAATTTTATCAAGGAACTTCAAATTTACCATTATTTGATTTTGCTTATTCTGAAACAAACCAATTTAATGTCAATCAACCTTGTTACCAAGTCATGCTTATAAATAAACCGACTCCAAATAAAATTGGCGACTTTCTAAATGATTATTATTCAACGATAAAATTAGTTGATAGTGTTGATGTTACAGAACTTTTAGTAGAGATTATAACCGGATCAATTAGTATTCAAGGAAATCAAAGTGCAGGCCAAATTGGGGAAAATTCAAAATTTCAACTAATTCTTAATAGAATATTGGGACTTTGTTTTGATAGTCGAAGAGAAATTGATGTTAGTGGTGTATCTAAAGTTGCGGAGTTAGATGGTGTTGATGATTCATTTTTTGAATTAACTGAAGTTGATTTGAGGAATATCGATATTAGAATATCAAATATTCAAAACGGTATTATACAATTTGAGGATTGTGATAATGTTAATTTACCGGTCGATTACCAAACGTTAATAAATGAATTAATCAAATTTAGAGATGTATTAGACGACCAAACAACTGAAGAGCAAGTTGATACTATTAGTAATATTATAGACACGATATATCAAAATCCGGATTGGGGTGATTTATTACCAACAAATTTTAATTTAGATTTGGCAGTTAACAAAGACTTCCTTAAACAAATACCTTTAGCTGTTGTGTCTGCAGTTTTAAGTCCTAAAGTATTATTTCCAATTCTTATCTTACTTCAGGTTGTTGAAAGTGAGGCAACCAATAATTATAATCGAGCCGTTACTGAAGCTAATCCTATAATTCAGTCCGGAAACACTGTATTAGGAGATGTTAATAACACAATTAACAATTCGACAGATTTTTTAAAAGTCTTTAAAACATTTAATATTGATGTGGTTTCAAAAATAGGAGCAATTTTTTTAATTGCCTTATACGAAGAACTTAAAAAAGATATATTAAATCTTATTGCATCAATAATATATGATGTAGGTTTAAGAAAAAAATTAAAAAAATATAGAATAATCATAAGACTAATTGGATTGTTATCGTTTACGTCTCAATTACTTAATAATTCCGAACAATGTAAATCATTAATAACAGATGTTTTAAATATACTAAAACTAATTTTTGGTCAATCATCAGGTTCTACACCTCTACCCTTACTTTTTTTATCACAATTTTTACCGGGGTATGCACCTGAAAGAGCAACAATAAACACTATAGAGTTACTACAATCTGTGGGCATCCCAACCGGGCCATTACCTGATGGATCTCCTAATCTAATGGGAATATATAATTTAATGTCTAATATAGGGGCAGATAACGAAGAATCAGATAATGGTAAAGGAGAAGGAGTTGTAGTAACACCATTAGGGATTTATCCTGTATATAGTAAAGATGCATAATATGAATAACGAAGAATTTGAAAAAGTTTTAACTGATTTATCAGATTTAAAAAATTTACCAAACCATAAATTGGTTGAGATGATGGATAAATTATCAACCGATTTTGACACAACTAAAACAAATATTATTAATATGACAATTTACTTAGATAAAGTCGAGGAGTTATATAATAAAACATTATCTGAATACGAATCAAGAAAATAATGGAAAATAACACAATACTTTTTAGAGGAGTTGTAATTAACAATGAAGATCCAATGATGTTAGGTAGAATCCGGGTTAAATTTTTAAACCCTCCAATGGAAATGGGTTCTTATGAAGACATTATTAAATCAATTAATAATCCAATATGGAATGAGGAAAAAGATAAATGGACGGCAAGAGACCCTTTTGTTTTTCTACCATTGATACCTTATTTTTTATATCAAGTCCCAAAAGTTGATGAATATGTTCAGGTTTTATATCTAAATAAAGATTATAAGTTTCAAAATCAGTATTACATTCAAAGTAATTTTTCAACACCTACAGCAACTAAATTTGAATATTACCAAGGTGGTAATAAATTTACAGGTATTGGAACTCAATTTACCGCACCAAAACCATTAAAAAATCAAGACGGGACTTATACAGATTCGGAAATTCATAAAGGTGTGTTCCCCGAACCTGGTGATAATGCATTACTTGGTCGTGGTAGTTCTGATGTTGTTGTAAAAGAAAATGAAATTTTAATCAGATCAGGTAAATTTAAAGGAACTTCATTAGAACCAAATATAATACCTGCCGCCAACTCAAGAAGAGGATTTTTACAATTATCTAGATTCAACTTATCTAAAGTTAGGAAACCAGATAAAATTATCACACAAATTGATGAAAGGGTTGTCTCCGTAAATTATTTAATTGAATGGAGTATTCTTAACCCTGAAAATACTCAAGATAAATTTACCGGCGCAGTTTACTTATATAGTTTAAGACAAGATATTTCAACGAATTCAAAAAATTTAACCGTTGGTAGTAATGTTAACGAGAATTTAAAATCATTGGTTGTTGTCGAAAATTTTAGTTCAAAATCAAAACAAGAAACAATTGCGTTCATTAACAATTTTATTAGGACATGCGACACATCTAATAAAACCGAAAGAGGAAAAATTTTATTTACGGATGCAAATACCAAATTTCCAATTTTTTATAGACCAAATAATTTAACATATAATTTTTTAAACCCTTCATCCCCCTCAACAGGTTCTACAAGTCAAATATCAACGGAATTAAAAAATGTTTCAGATATCTATAATCAAATAAAGTTACAACCAGCACTTAAACAATCGGGATATGGTTTAATTTATGCTCAAGGAAAATTCGGAACCCCTAAAAGTTTTAAATCCACTAAAGTCCCACAATCCGCATATTTAAATGACAGCACGACTTATGGTGCACTAGGGAGTGATTATTTATTTTTATTATCTCACAATTCAAAAATACCAGGTAAAGGAATTATCAACTTTGATGATACTTTATATGGAATTAATTTAAACCAATTTGTTGATGAGATACTTCCAAAAACATCAAGTTTAGTAAGAGGTGAGGAACTTTTAGAACTAATAAATTTAATTGTAAGATTTCTTTTAACCCATACTCACGCATATCCAGGATTACCTCCAATTCCAATAACACAAGATGGTTCTAATGTTCAAGATATACTTACAGAACTACAAAATGCGTCCACAAAAATTCTTAATAAAAATATTCGACTTAATTGATATTTATTAATAAAACTTAATGTCAATTTTAAGGTCATACATTGATAAGAATAATACAATCACATCCAATTCGTATGTTAATACGGGGAGAAACCCTATTGTTGAATTAAATTTTGGTGCGTCTAATTTTATTGTACCGAATTATGGGTTCACTCGATTTTTATTTGATTTAGATTTAGATTTATTACGGGAAAATATTGCGTCAGGAGTTATTTCCACAGGATGCACGACAGGGATGACTCACTCTCTATTCATGACGAATACCTCATCATTTGATAATGAATTATTAAATTCATACATGTCAAATGAAAGAAGAAGAGCAACTTCATTCGATTTAATTTTATTCAGAATTCCAAAAACTTCCGGTTCAACAGGAAATCCACAATCTTGGGATGAAGGTGTTGGATTTGATTATACGGAGTCAAATATAAATCAAAATAGTCCTTATGGTGGATCAACTCCAATTACTTACGTCGATAGTAGAGCATATTCGACTCGACCATCCAATTGGTATCAAACAACCACAATAAGTAATTGGTCTGAACCAGGACTTTATAATAATAAAAATATAGGTCTTGTAAATTTTTCAGGTCTAACAATTATCGACAGACAACATTTCGAATTAGGAAATGAGAATCTTGAAATGGATATGACCAATGAAATAAACGGAATATTGAATGGAACCATAACCGGAGTTACAGGATACGGAATAGCATATCTACCTCAAATAGAGAATATTACGGGTCTTACCGATAGTTATAGCGTCGCATTTTTTTCAAAATATACACAGACATTTTATCAACCATTCTTACAGACAACATATAATGATTTAGTTACTGATGATAGAAATTTATTTTTAAAGAGTCAACAAAATAAATTATATCTATACATTTATCAAAATGGTGATTTTGCGAATTTAGATTCGAATCCTGTTGTTAGAATTGAAGACCGAAATGGGGATGCGGTAACAGGAATGGCTACATTGTCAACTTGTTTGAGAACAAAAGGGATTTATGAAGTAATAGTTCCAAATGGATTTTCAGGTTCTCCAACACCTTGTCAATACTATGATGTGTGGTCAGGGTTAACAATTAACGGACAATCACTTCCAAATGTAAAAAATCAATTCACATTACAACAATATACTGCAGGAATACAAATAGGTTCCAAATCAAAAGAACCATCAAAATACGGGTTTGATTTTTATGGTATATTACAAAATGAACAAATTATTAATACCGACATTAGAAAGGTTGGGGTTACAATTAAAAAGGCTTATACCGGACAAGCACCTTTAGAAAATGTTTCGGCATTTTATCGAGTGTATGTGAAGGAAGGAACTACCGAAGTTTTAGTTCAAGATTGGACTCCGATTAACCGAACTCCAAATGAGTATTATTTCATATTTGATATGAGAGATAAAATACCAAATCAATATTATGTTGATATTCAGGTGAATACTTCGGGAGAGAAAGATACTTATAAGAGACAATTAACATTTAACATAGTTAATAAAAAACAAAATTATACTACATAATATGAAACAAATAGTAAAATTAACAGAATCAGATTTAAACCGAATCGTAAAAAAAGTTCTTATCGAACAGGAGGTTGAACTTGCAAATTATATGTTCTTTTCAAATTTACAACAAATGAAAAGACAAATCGAAATGATGTTAGACATGGACCCTGAAAAAATTAATGAAATTATTCAAAATGGTCATGATTGGGCTGACGACCATATTTCAGAAGCTAAAACGAATATGGACCAAGTATTTGATTTCTTAAAAAATGAGATGGAAATTGAGGAAGCGGAATACGAACACATTTATGAAGGTAGAAAAAAAACAGGAACAAAACTCTGTGCTAGAGGTTTAGCTGCGGCTAAGGGCAAATTTAAAGTTCACCCCTCAGCTTATAGTAATGGTTACGGAGTTCAAGTATGTAAAGGAACAAAACCAGGGTTAGATGGTAAAAAAAGATGTTCACCACCTTATTGTTAAAATAAAAAAAGGGAAATTCCCTTTTTTTTGTATTTTTTTTGTTTATCCGTATATTTATTATTATGGATAAACAAAAAAAGTGTAGTATTTGTGGTAAAATAAAAACTACCGATGATTTTTACAAATCACAGAGAGGTTCGAAATGTAAAGAATGTATTTTAGATATAACCAGGGAATATAAAAGACAAAAACGAAAAAATCTTGAATTTAAAAAATTAGAAGGTATAAAACAAAAAGAAAGAAGAGTTAGGTTGTGGGAAAACACTTTAATTCACGACTCCAAATATAGGTCTGATTTGGAAAATACTCTAACAGTTCAAGACATAAAAGACATTTTTAAAAAACAAGAGGGTAAATGTTATTGGTTTAATATACCTTTAATTCCCTCAAACTCAAAAAAGCATCCACAACAACCATCATTAGATAGATTAGATAGGGATAAGGGATATACTAAAGACAATGTTGTTTTGGCGTGTTATTCTGCAAATATTGGTAGAAATGAAAATGATGTTGAAACTTGGAAAAATTTTTTATCATTATTGTTTAATGAGAAATAATTTACTATCATTATAAAAAACTAATTTATGGGAATCCTATCTGACTTATTACACAAACTAAAAAGAAAAATTCAAAAGAAATACATATCATTATTTAGAGCACTTCAATATCAAAATAACCAAAAAACAATATATGAATCTGAATGTATATCAATTTGTAAAAAATTGATTAATAAAGATGATTCTATTCTTCTGACGACACCTATTTCTAATAAGAAATATATTAGAAATGAAGAAAATGACATATTTGTTATTTTAGATTCGAACAATGTCCAAGTAATTAATCATATTTATTCTTACAATGTTCTATTAAGTGATAAATCTTGGGAATTCTTAACAAGTCATTTCAATAATGAAGTTGAAAGACGAAGAATTGAATTCGAAAGAGAAATAACATCAAATATTCAACATTCTTTAAAAAATATTTTAACTAAACTATAATGAAAAATAAGGCATTTAAATCCACATTATATGTTGGTACATTAATGGTTGTGGTGGTTATTTCACTAATGATATCATTAATGTTTAACATTTACAATTATGTTAGACCAAAAGTAAATGACGCTATTAATAAAATCAAAACAGAACAACAAGATAGTAGTTGTGAAACTACGTCGACATTTACTCTTGAACCTGACACTACAAAATTCGAGGTTATTGAGAAATATACTAAAGTAGATAGTCAACCAAAAATATCTATTATACCTATGGTTGAGAGTAGTCCTAAGAAAACTATTATACCTATGATTGAGAGCAACCCTAAGAAAACTATTAAAGTAGATATGTCTAACAATGACACATCTTCAATTAGAACTAATAAAACAGAATTGGTTAGAGATAGTGTAGGTTAAGAATTTTTAACCTCGTTTAAGACCTGTATAATGATTTCTCGTAGAGATTCATTTCTTGGTTTGTACGATACCATAGTTGGTTTGTTACCCTTACCAACTTTTGGTTCCTTTTTTTCTTCTCTTCTTTTTTGAGCACATGCAGATTTTTTTTGAGCATCCGTCATTTTAGACGCAACACCTGCAGCTCTACATTTAGGATATCCTTTAGAATCGGCTTCAGGTCTACCACATGGTGGATGACCTCCACCTTCTTTTTTTCTGCAAATATTTACCCAAGGACCTTTTGGTTGTTTACTACCTTTTGGTTTCTTTTTCGTTCCGAACCATACCGCCAAATCTTCTTTTAGTGGGCCAACTACCTTATGAATAATATCGTCCGGAGATTCTATACTGGCAATATCACTACCTTCTTCATCATTTTGACCGGTATAAAATTTTTTCAAATACATACTAACTTTGGATAATAATTTAGTTTTCTTCTCAATCTTTTCTCTTTGACTTGGAGTTTCTTTGAAATCTCCGTCAGCTTCTTCGTATGCCAATTCAGCATTTATATAATGATAGACAGGTTCACTAAAAGGACCCAATTGTTTCTCGTTCCAATCTTGGGGTGCCAAAACTATAGGAACTTTAAAATTTCCAGCGTTTGCCGACCCAGTCGCTTCACTAATACGTTTTCTTTTCATATACTTATTATAAATATATTGATATCACATTATGGAACAAGAAAAACAACCAATTGCATATCTATTTGAAGAGGTTGCAATATACAAACCTGAAGACATTGAAAATTTAATCGATAATTTAAGTGATGAGCAAGCAAAATTTATGATAATCCGAGCCGTTCAGATGGCATATAAACACGGGGTATTCTCCTTAACCGAAGCTGAAATCGTTTCAAAATCTTTAAGAAGGTTAAAATAAAAAAGAGTCTCACGGGACTCTTTTTTTAATAAACATGATATTTATATAAAAAACCAAAAATGAAAAAAGTAATACGTTTAAGTGAAAATGACTTAATTAATATCGTTAAAAGAATTGTTAATGAACAAGATGGAAGCGTAGTGCCTTATCTTGGGGAACCGACCAATGCGACGAACCAACAAAGTACAGCCAAATACCAGGCTAAACAAACATACCAAGACAGGTTAAATAAATACTTAAAGTGGTATGAAGGAAGTGATTATCCTGAAATTCAAGAATATATCAGCAAAACTTACGGTATACCTCGTTTATTTAATCCAACTTCATTACAAACCTATGATAAAAATAATAAAGAATATAATCAATTTAAAATATTTTTAGGAGCAGTAGACGAATTACTAGCCAATGCCGTAAAACTTAATCAAAATGGTTATTTATTCTTAAAGTATAATTTAATGGAAGGATTAAAAAAACGAGATAGTATAGATTTTGTTCGAAACTTACAGGATTACATGCAAGGAGAAATGAGCCAGTTACCAAAATTTCAGCAATTTGTTTCAAAAGTTATTGACGCTAGAAGAAGAGCAATTGGATTAGTTAAATAATTCCTTTTAAACCTATTGGATACCCAAAATAACCTTTTTGTTTTATAAGGTCTTTATCCAAAGTTAATACAATAATAATGTCTTTATCAGTTCCTTTTTCAGTCGCAATAGCCAATTTATAAAGTTCTCCCTTAGGACCTAAAAACTCAATATACACCCATTTTTCTTTTAAGTCAGACTCGGACCTAACAATAGTGATAATTTTTTTCCCAACTTTAAATATTTTCTTTTTCAAGTCAATTGTCCAAACATGTCTTTTAATTTTTTTTAAATCAAAATATTCAATTTTATTTAATACTATCGATTCATTAGGACTTAAATTTGCAGGACATTTAAATACTTGTATCGTATCCAATTCAAATGAAATTACTTGGGAATACGATACTGAGGTTACAAACAATAATGAGATAATTACAAATAGTTTTTTCATGATGATTACGATTTAGAATACAAAGATAATATAATTTTTTTAATTATTAAAAATTTTATTTGATTTTCGAATATTTTCTTCTCCCCACATTGGTTGGAGGTTTTCTAATGACCAACATTTCATAAATTCACTGTCACCCATTTCTTGGATATTAAATGATGAGATAGGTTGTTTATGGTCAACATGCCATTCACCATAATTTTCCCATGTTATTCCTTCGGTAAATTGTTTTTCCAAATGAACTATTAATTGTTCAGGAGTATATTGTAACACATCAAAATATGATTGATTCTTATCGACCCGGTTCTCTTTTAATACCTGATATATTGCAGTTCTAAAATTACTGATTAGCTTATAGAGGGGGTCAGTATCTTTACGATGTTTTTCATACTTACGTTTATACTCCCTATGTTTATCAATATTTTTTTCTCTCCATTTTTGATGGTATTCATTTAGATGGTCTCTATTTTTTTCAGACCATTTTTTGTGACCTTTCGATGTATAATCTTTGTTTTTTTCCCTCCATTTTTTATCCGCAACTTTTTTACCACCAATAAAACGTCTTCCAGATTGACCAAATATAACACCATTTTCTTTAAGTATCCTATTGATTGTTGGTTTACTAATACCCATCTTCAATGATATTGTATGGGTTCCGAGTAACTCATTTTTATACATATTCATAACAGTTTGTAACTGTTTTTCACTTAATTCTATTTTTTTCATAACTATAAATATACAACATTTTTCCAAAAAATCTACTATTTAATAAAAAATAAAAAAAAAAAGGAGACAATTTCTTGTCTCCTTTTGGTATTTTGTTAAGGATTGATTATCTCAATTCTCTTAAATCAAATGTTCTAACACCATCAACTGTAATTCTCCCGTAAAAGCGGTTGTTCACCATTTTTTTCGCGTATCTAGTCATGATACCTTTGATTGGTGTAAAGTTAAACGGATTGTACATAGTTGGAGTTAATTGTAATGGAACGTATGGTGCGTAAATGTAACCTGTATCTAATAAAGATGTTCCTTTGTGTCCCATTAACACTTGGTTAGGTGGGAAGTAAGGGTCTCTATATACTTGGTAACGACCAGCTAATGTTCCAACTCTTTCAATACCCATGTTGTATTGGTCTTGTTCAGGAGCCGCGTTTGATACGTGGAAATATTCCAAATCATCAAAAATTGCACTGATTTCAGAAGAAACAACTATCCAGTTTGCTCCACCTCTCAATGTTGATTTGTGGATTTGAGCTGAAATTTGGTTGATTGCTGTGATTAAAGTTTGGTTCCAATCTTTTTGAGTATAAGGAACTGCACTTGAACCAAGACGTTTCCAACCATTGTAATCCCATCTCAAGTTCCAAGCTGCACCTTTACGTAAATCTCTTAAGATTTCACGGTCGATTTCAGCCGCAACTTGCTCAGATAACAATGCTGTTAACTCAGCCTCAGCGTCAATGTTATGGAATGCTGCAACGTCTTGTGCCATTTCAGGAGACCATTGAGCTCTTAATTTTCTTTCTGTTACAGAAACAGTTACTGATTGAAGGTCAAAAGAAACCTCACCAATTCTATCTTCAAACTCTAAGTTTTTGTAGATTCTGTAAGTTGCTCCGAAAGCATTGTCATTTGCGGTAGATGAAGAGAATGTTGAACCTGTGTAACCGTCCAATGAACCTCCACAAGTAATACATACTGGTACTTGTAAGTCAACTTCTAAGTAGATTTTACCTTCAGCATCACATAAGTTGTCATATTGACCACCACCTGTTTTACTATTAGGGAAAACAGCCGTTGAATTGTTATCACCATACTGAACAATACCTTTACCATATTTTTGAGTTACAACTCTGAATAAATAAGGATTAGTTGTGTTAGCTGAAGTGTAAACGTTACCACTTACACCTTTAATTGTTAAATCCGATAAGAAAGATTCGTTATCCATCGGTTGACCATCAGGACCAATCAATTTACCTGCTCCATCAGATGCGAAACCTGACATAACGATTAACACTTTTCTGTAGTCAGTTGCACCATAACCTGTCACAACTAATGAATCTCCATCCCAAGCAACAGTAGCAACGCTAGCTGTAATTGCAGAATATTGTCCTTTAGAATAGTCAAATAAACCTGGTGGGTCTAATGCTGGTTCGTTACCTTCGTAGAATCTATCGTAAAGGTCTTTAGTGTTGTTGTAGTCGTAACCACTGTTAGGTGTTTGGTCAGCAGCCGCGTTTGGTGAACCATACGGTGCGTAGTGGATACCTGTTGTTGATGTTTCAGTTTCATAAGACTGAATGTTAGGTACGAAGTAGAATAATTTACCGATTGGTAAGTTCATTGCTTGTACTGAAACGATATCGTTTGCTAATAATTTAGAGAATACACGTCTAACGATTGGGAAAACCACTGTTTCGAATGCACCTGTGTCAGATGTAGATGATGCTTCGTTAATTAAGAACGATGCTTGGTTTTCGTATAATTGTGCTACGTTTTCTCTCATGTGACCTTTAAGACCCTCTAAGAATCCTAATTTGTCCCATTTGTTGATTGTGTCTTCTTTAATAACTTTAAGGTGTTTTAACCCGATGTTACCAACAAGACCTGATTCTAATAATGCTCCCATTTTAGTATTTGTTTTGTTTTAGATTTATTTTTATTATTACCCCAACTTACTAATCAAATCCTTCATTCTTAATAGTTGTGGATTCTCATAGGTTTTAGTTTCAATTAGAGTAGTTGATGAACCTGTAGATACTGATTTATTTAATTTAGCGCCTACTGATTCGTTGATTGATTTTGTGTCTACCTTAGCTAACTCATCTTTGATTGACTTATAAAGATTTTTAGATTCTTTTAAAGTCTCAACATCGTCAAATCTTCTAAGGATATTTATTTTTTCTTTTTTAGTAGTTGAATGTTCAGTGAACAATCTAGTTGCGTAAGCCAAGTTTGAATTGAATATAGCAACTTCATTAAGTTTTTCTCTGAAAACATTTAATGCCTTTCTATACTCATCATTCTTTTGTCTCAACATACTAACTTCTTCTTGAGTAGATTCAGTTTTAACACCATTTTTACCATAAGTATAGTTTCTGTTTGGAGTGATGCCTTTTCTTAATCCTCTACCTTCTTTAGAACCCATTCCGTAAGTTCTTGCAGCTTCCTTAGTTTCTTCTTTCTCGAAAGCCTTTCTTTTAAGAGTGTCTCCTTTTTTAGTTGTGTAATCTTCTTTACCTTTCATTGTTTTGGACTTATCACCTTTATTCATTCCGTAATCGCCCTCTTTGGTTTCAGATTTAACAACTTTGGATTTACCTTCCATGTTTGCACCTTTCTTGTATTCGAATTTAGCTTTTCCAGTTCCCATTGTTCTAGGACCTTGTTTTTTGTCTTCTTTAAATCCTCCTGCAGCTTTGTCTTTGTAAGAGAATTTAGGACCTTTACCAATTCCAACACCTTTAGGTTTGTAGGTTTCATTAGTCATGTCTTCCATGTCTTCGTCATCCATGTCTTCTTCTTCCATGTCTTCGTCATCCATGTCTTCTTCGTCCATTTCGATTTCGTAAACAACTTCGTCCATATCTTCTTCGTCCATTTCGATTTCGTAAACAACTTCGTCCATGTCTTCTTCCTCTTCGTCGATACCTGACATATCACCACTAAAAATAGCGTCGATAACATCATTAGTCGTTTCATCGTCTTCTTCCATCATGTCGTCGTATTCTTCCATCATGTCGTCATCTTCTTCTTCCATCATGTCTTCCTCAGATTCTCCAAGTTTTACAAGATATTCAACATCAGCATCACTATCAGTTAAATGAACATCATCACCGTCTTTTTTCACGATAATACCATCATTTTCTCCCATAGCTTTAAAGACTTTTAGAATTTCTTCATCAGAAGCGTTGGTTAAGTCAATTGGCATTTCATCAGAATCCATTTCCATGTCAAAATCCATTTCCATATCATCATCCGAGCCAAAATCCATATCCGTCTCTACGTCATCGTTATCAGCGGACATTTCCATGTCAGCATCTAAATTAACCTCATCTTCCTCATCTTGTTCAGAAAGAGATTCCTTTACTAATTGATTGATTTCTTCCTTCATTGTAGAAGCAAGTATTCCTTTTGCGTTTTCGGCTATAGCTTCTTCAACTTGTTTCATTTGAATAAGGGCCTCTTGAACTAATTTGTTTTCACTCATATCGGAAATATATTTATTTTAACTAATAAATATTACCAAAAAATTAAAAATCCCTTTTATTGATTGGGAAATATTATTTTTTTGAATCTTTATAGGTTTATTTATTTAATAAATATCACCAAGCATAAAAAAAGTGGTCAAAATAGACCACTTTAATTTAATTGGTT